TATGGCAGCGAAGCGCGCGCGCACATCGGGATCCGTCGCTTCGATGGTCGGGAATGTCTGCACCCATCGCACGAGCGCAGCCATGTGCGCGACGATCTGATCCTGCGCGTTCGGCGCGCTGGCGGCTGTCGCGAACGCCGTCGAAGGCGCGCGGCGGCTGTTCAGTTCCAGCAACCCCCACGCGCTGACGCCGCCTGCGCCCGGCGCCGCGTCAATCAGCAGGCGACGATAGACCAGCGAAGTCGGCACATCCTGCCAGGTCATGCCGCTGCCGCTGCCGGGCGCATTCAGCGCATCCGCCGCCTCGGCTTCATTGAGCGTGGCGACCTCGGCAACCGCCATCCGCGCCGTCAGCGCGGCACGCTGCTCGGGCTTCATGCGTCACGCGCCGCCAGCAGTCAGGGTGAAACTGGTGATCGTCACCTGCTGCCCGCTGGCGATTGACGTGTTGTCCAGCGTCATATCACCGCCATCGCCAGTCGCCGTCACCGTGCCCTGCATGTGGCATGTGCCAGACACCTTGATGCGGAAATGACCCGCCGTCCCGGTCGCGTCCGCGCTTGCGTCCTGCCATGTGCCAAGCAACGACTTGCTGCCACCCGAAGCCGCTGCAAGCCAGTCGCTCGGCAGCGTCATGGTAGCGAGCACCGTGCCGCTATCCGCCGCAGCACAGTTTGCCGGAACCGTTCCGCTGCGGATTTCCAGCGTCGGCGCGGTGCCGATCGTGCTCTCGATCGCGTCGAGCGCCGCGTTGCGCACGGCCGTGCTGAACTGGAATGCCATTCAGCGCCCCCCTTTCGCGTGTCAGACGTGAGGAAAGCCCGCCGGCCACGCGGCTGGCGGGCTCACCAGGTTCAGGCCGGCGCCACGCGGTCCAGCATGCCGCGCACAGCGATGGCGCTCATCGGCGTCGGCGTCCCGTGAGTGCCGGAGAAGTCAGCGAGCAACCGGAGATACCGCTTGCGGCCGACATACCCGACCGTCACCACCGAAGGCGTCGTATGCGCGGCGATCAGTTGACGCACGATACCGCCGGTCCCGACCGTCACGCCGACCACATCGGTTTGCGCAACCGCAGTGTAGGAGCTGTCGTCATCGGAATGCGTCAGCTTGAATTCGACCTTGTTCGTGCCGGTGAAGGTGATGCCACCGACGCCGACCTCGATGAAGATCGTGCATGACTGCGCCTTGCCGATGTCGAACGTCGTTGGCGTGTTGTCGGCGCTGTAGGCGGCAGCAGGCAGCAACACGCCCGCCGAAAAGGTCTCGCTGTCGTCGTAGCGCATCGCTCATTTCTCCTTACGACGCCGCGTTGACAAACGCCTTCACGGCGCCGCCCACGTCAATCAGGTTGCCGCCAGAGCGCATCCATGCCAGGAAGCCGACTTGGCCCTTCTTGGTGAACGCGCTGTCGGTGAAACGGAACATCTCCACCGCCATCACGTCGCGGATGTAGTAGTAGCTGAAGTCGCCAAACAGGATGGCCCTCGCCGATGCCGCCATGTCCGGCATAGACTGGTTGATCGTCACCGGTGCGCCGAGGATGGTGTCCGGCGCGGAACCGGGCGGGCCATTCTCATAGCCGGGCACGAAGATCGGCCGCTGGGAACCGTCCTTGATCTGCCGCAGCTTCTTGAGCGTGGCGTCGTTGAACATCCACCGCACGTTGCGGCGGTCGCGATAGGCCGGGTCCACCGAATGCTGCAGTTCCACCAGGCTGTCATAGGTGACGGCCGTCACCTGAGACGTGCCGTTGGCGGCGGTGAAGCCGGTTCCGGCGGCCTGCTGGATGCCATGCGGCTGCCCCGAACCGGTGCCGACCGTGAACATCCGGTTGGTGATCCGGCCGAGCCGCGTGGTCAGGCGCGCGCGAATGAACGCCTCCACGTCAACCGCGCTGTCTTGCAGCAGTTCGAAGGGAACCGTGATGACCTTGCTGCTGAACTTGTAGACCGGCAGGGAGATCGTGCCGAACGTCACATCGGCGTCGGTGGCAGTGACATTCTCCGCGATGATCTCGCCCTCCTCCGACGTGCCGTTGCTCGTCGGGAATTGCAGCATGCCGACGCCGCTCGTGCGGATCACGGTTGCCACGTCGCGCATTCCGCCGAATGCCTTCATCGCATCCAGCACGGAAGTCGCCACCTGCGTGTCCACGGTGAACCCGCCTTCGCTGCCGGTCGTCGTGGACATGGTGTTGCGCACGTGCGCCCAGTCTTCGGCGCTCAGGCCCTTGTCGCCGTCCTTGAGCCACTTGGCGTAGATGCGCAGCCCAACGTCGTCGTTGTCCCGCCCTTTGCGCTCCGCCTGCTCAGCGAGATTGAGGCGCCGCGCCTCCGCCGCGATCTTCTCGTTCGCGTCGGTGATGCGCGCGATCCTGGCGTCGATCTCGTCGAGCTGACGCATGCCGGCATCGTAAGCCGGCTGATCCGTCTCGGCGTTCCACTCGGCCTTGTTGACGAGCTCGTGCAGCGACTGGGCGATGGCCGCGCGCTGCTCGCGCAGAGCTTGGATGCTCATGCGAAAGTCCTTCTCACGGAAATGGTTGCCAACCGCAACCGGGTTATCTGCGCGCGGCTGCGCTCAGATCGGGGGCGCGGCCAACGCGCGCGGCAACCTGCCGCGCTCGCATGGCTCGCATGTCTGGTGTCTGTGGTGCCGGTGGCGCACCCAAAGCGCATGGCGCCTTGGCGTAAGCGCTCAGGTCCCATCGTGCGGCAACGCGCTGCGTGCTTTCCTCGCGCGTGGCGTCCGACAGCCCGGCCTCCGCCGCTTCCTCCGCCGTGAACCACGTTTCAGCGGCCATGAGCGACAGGAAATGCGCGGCGTCCCGATTTGCGCGGCGAGCGTAGGTCTCCGCAATCTGCCCGTCGATCTTTTCGAGCAGTGCCGCCATTGCCATCATGTCGTCAGCATTGCCGATGGTGACGCCCCAAGCCTTGTGGATCATCATCATCGCGCCGACCGCCATCTCGACATGCGCCGCCTCTGCCGCAATCACCGATGCGGCGGACGCCGCCAAACCATCAATTTGCGCCGTGATCGGCGCCGGATGTTGGCGCATCGCCACCACCATCGCTTGCGCGCCAAACACTGACCCGCCAGGCGAGTTGATGCGCAGCAGAACGGGGCCGTTGATGGACGCCAACTCCGCGATGAATTGGCGCGGCGAGACGCCGCCCAAGAGCTCGGCTTCTTCGTCGCTTGCCGCAATCGCATCGTAGAGCCAGATTGTCGCGCCTTCGGCGCGCACGCCCTCCCCGCGCGACTTGTTGGCGAGGCGCATACGGATGTGAGGGGTCATCATGCCGGAGGCGTCTCCATTGCAGGCCGCGCAGGGTCGAACAAATCGCCGTCCACCTTGCGCGGCAGATTGAGAAACCGCCGGACCTCGGTAACACTCATGATCCCTGGCTCTCCCGCGCGCCCGATCGCCACACGCATCGCGTCAAACAGTGCCTTGATGTCTGCCCGCTCCAATTCAGCGGTGTCGAACTCGGCAACGCGCGACGACGTGCGGAAGAACTTCCGATTGATCTCATTTTGGAAGCCGTTCAAGTGATCGCGGAGCGCGAAGCGGGCAAAGCCCGCGCCCATCGCCTCCACGCCGGTCCCCCATGATGTCGTCTTTTCCGTGTGGCCGATCATGAACGGAGGCACGCCATAAACGCGCGCGATTTCCTCAACCTGGAACTTGCGCGTTTCGAGTAGCTGCATTTCCTCAAGCGGCATCGTCAACGTCTTGATGTCGAGGCCGCCCATGAGAAGCATCGGCTTGCCGGCGTTGAGCGGCGAACCGTGCCGCTCGTTCAACATGGCGCGCAGCGTCTCGATCTGCGCTGGCGTGAGCGTCTGATCCGTTTTCAACGCGTAGTCCGGCCGCGCCATGTTCGCGAGGAAGGACGAAGAGAAGTTCTGCGCGTTGATTGCAAGCCGCCCCGAGACACGCAGCGCATGCCGCAGCGGCGACATGCCGCGAAGCCCGTTGAAGCCGAAGCCTGGCACATGCAACACATCGTCCTGATCCAGGACGCGCACGCGCGATGCAGCCGCACTCGGCGCCTGAATGGTGGGGTCCGGCTGGATTTCGTAGATCAGCCTGCCGCCATCCGGCGTTGCGATCACCGAGACCCGGTTGGGGTGCAGCGGCACAAGCCCCGCCACACGACCTCCCGCCGTGCGGATGATCTCCGCAAATGCGTCGCCGTGCAGGAGCTTCGATCCTACCAAGAAGCTCCAACCCGCCGACGCAGGCCAGCGCGGCGAAAACTCCTCGTTGAGCACCCACCAAAGGTCGTTGTTCACGTCGCGCTCGCGATCGCCATCCGGCGCGCGCCGATAGATATGCATCGGCAGCGACGCGATAGCGCCCGCGATCAGGTTTACGCACGCATAGACCGCCGACACCGCCAGCGCGGATTGCTCATTAGGCGGCGCGTCCGCCGCCATCGAGCCGTTGATGCCGGACAACGCCTCATATTCCAGCGTCCCGCGCAGCACATGCGAACTGTCGAGCGTTGCCCTCGGCGCGGCTCGGCGCCGATGCACGACGCTACCCACCCAGTGCACGACGCTATCAACCCAAGACGCCATTACAGCAACACCAAGGCAGGAGCAGGATCGCTTTGCGCCTGCGTCGCCAGCCCCGACACCGCCATCGCCAACGCCTGCAATCCGTCAATGCGGCCAGTGCCGCGCGACTTGTCCAGCTTGCGATTGCCTGCCGCATCGCGCACCGCGACCGCATTTGAGGCGCACCATGTCAGCACCGGATGCCCTCCATGCCGCAGCCTGCCATCGAGCGCGAGCGTTTCCAACGCATCCAACGCAGGGCTCATGTCGCGGAACCCCTGGCCGTGCGGCACAAGCGGCAGCGCGCACCCGATGCGGTCCAACTCGCTCCGCAAGCGCGGCATGTTCCACCGATCAAATCGGATTTCCGCGATGCGCAACTCCGCGCTCAACTCCGCGAGTTTCTGCGCGATGAACCCGTAATCTATCGCCGTCCCCGGCGTCGCCTCGATCAGCCCTTTGTCTCGCCACACATCGTAGGGCGCCCGGTCCCGCGCAGCGCGATCCCGCAGCGTGCGGCCCGGCGTCCAGAACCAGCACCGCACATGCACCACGCCGCCGGCATCGCGCGCAGCCAGCACGAGCGCCGTCAAATCCTGCGTGCCGGATAGGTCGAGCCCGCCATAGACCGTGCCGGTGAATGCATCGTCGTCCGGCTCGCCATCGCACGCCTTCCACACGCTCGGCGACAGGAAATGCGCATCGGCCGCGACGCGCTGATTGAGATGCAGGTTGCGAAATGCCGGCTCG